TAATAGTTTTTATTTATAATAATTATTTTAATATTCTTTTTTAATTCCTCCTGCTGTTGAATAAGTTTTAATAATATTTTCTGGGTCTTGCTCAAAATGTTTTTTAACAACCTCCACATTTTTTAAATCGTCATCAGAAAAACCTATTTTTGGGACAAAATAATTATTTATTTTATTTTTTAAGAAAGCCTTTTTTTGTATATGTTGAGACATATCTTTAACATATTTAACAAATTCTTTTAACGCTTTTATTTTACCTTCTTCCGGATTAGTTGCGGAACCTTCTCCATAACTTACAGGGTAAAACCTACATAAGTCCAAATATTCTCGAATCATCTCTCTTTTAGAGACATTTTCTTCATCCGCTAAATCACGATATTTTTCTAAATTTCTAACTAATTCGTTTGAATCAATACCATTAATATTTGAAACAATGTAATTGTAACAAGCCTCTTTTAGTACTGATGGTGTATGACCTCTTGCGGTCACTATTGAAAAAATTGACCCATTATTTATTGCCTCAACAAAATCTTCCCAAGCCGGTCCAGGTTTAGCAGTCATAGCATCAACTATAAATTGTTTATCTCCTTTAACTCCAAAATACATAAAAGGGGTTTCTGCAAATCCAACAATTGTATGTCCGTCAAATTCAAAAGGTTCTTTACCAATTATTTCACGATAAGTTGCAAAATCTTCAGTAGACATCCCTATCTCATCACCATCTTCATCTTTAAGTAAAATTTTTGTTGGCATTGACACAATATTATCGTCCCAATCGAAAGCGTAATACTTTTCATCCGGAGCACCAAACTCATCAATTCCTTCTTTTATTTTATTTTTTAACATAATTTTTAATTAAGGCTTAATTATGACCCACCCTAAGATGAGTCATAATTTTTTTATTATATATTCTCGAAAGAAGCTCCGGTTGGAGTAATATAGAATGTGATGTCTATAAATTCTAACGATTTGGTTGGTTTGATATAAATCTTACCTGTCATTTGATTTCTATCTAAATCAGCCACGTCTGACGAAACTGTTACACGGAAATCATATAAACCTCTGTCTCTTCTGATTGCATCTAAGATAGGGTTAACAGCATCTAAGAAGTCTTGTCTTACTTTTTGGTCGTTTTGTTCAAACAATAATCTTACAGATACCGCTGAAATCAATTTACGAGCTTGAAGTAATAATCTTCTAACATTTATTCTATCAAGTGCTGATTGAGCAATTTGTAGAGTTTTATTACCCCAAATTACGGTACCTACATCAGAGAAAGTAGCAATTGGATTGATACGACCTTGGTAAAGAGTATCTCTATCTTCTTGAGTAAGTTTCTTTCTCGCTTTGATTGCGTTTACAATACCTCTTGTGTAACCTGCCGCTGCGAACCAAGGGAACGCGATGTTATCGGTTAACGCTAAGTTTCTAACAACCTCAGCCGTTGGTGGTAAATAGATTTGTGTATTATTAACACTATCTCTAGTTAATACCCAAGGGTAATAAGTTGCTGTATAGTTAGAGTCAATACCACTTTCTTCTAAAATATTTACCGCCTCTTGTGGGTAAATTAATGCACTTGGGTCAGGACTTGGAATAAATAAATCACTATCAGCCGTTGTACAAATATATAATGAGTCAGCTCTGTTAAACTCAATCATTTCAATCGCCTCCTCAACTAAATCAGAGTTATTTGAATAATCAATACCCGGAGTAACAAATATGTTGATATTAACCGCCTCAGGATTTGAAAATGTTTGTTGTCCTAATAAGTATGCGTAGTAATCAGAATTACCATAATCAACACTATTGTTTCCAACGGTAATTTTCTTGAATGCTCCCCATCCTGTGGCCGTTGGATATTGAATATCCGGACAGTATCCGTTTAAGAAACCTTGTCTACCTAATTTAAATCTATCCGTATTACTTCTTGATTCTCTATAGATATCCCATCCGTCAAAACCACCTTGTACTAATAATGAGAATTTACGTGAGTATATTCTGTAGTAAGGACTTGATTCACTTGTTGGGTCAGATGTAAATGTTGTATCACCAACGTAATATGCCGGAGTTCCACTTGTAGTAAATGCGTTTGATATTGTAATACCACTTGCATTTTTATCCATATGGAAACCTTTTGTCAGTGTTAACCATTCCGCAGCATCACTATCAATACATATATTTAATGGTCTTTGTTTTCCTTTATATTGGAAGAAATCGACATCGTATCCTGCTCCGTTTCCTGTTGAAATACCTAAGTAAGTTCTACGAACATTATCTCCCGGACTTAGAGTAGCGTCATTACCACCTGAACTTAATCCAAATGGGGGGTCAAATACTACCTCACCTGGATAATCATATTTAGTTTTATATATTGGGAATGGAGACCTTGATGAACCATATTGTCTAAATTTAAATCCTTGGAATCCACAAGGTAATGTGTCAATTGGTGCGTCTTCATTCATTTCTACCATAATGTATTTTGAATTCAACTCATACTCACCATCAGTTGTACCAATTTTCTTGGCCACAAATGAATTATCATTTGGGTTCATAGTACAATTTGTAAATTTCTCAATAACTACCGGATTATTATCCGTATCAAAGAAGTCTCTAACCAAAATATCAAATGTTAAATTACCAAAAGACATATTTGCAATAGATATTTTAACTTCAGTATTAGCAGCATTACCATCAGATATTGTTGCAAATCTAAATAAATTAAATACTTTGTTACCTCTTACTTCAGAAACAACCCACGGAGAAACCGGTGTTTGATATCTTTCTAAGTAGTAAGCGATTGAGGATGCGTTACCACTACCCGCCGCTCTTGGTAAATCTAATAAATTACAATTTAAACCTCTAATATAACCTTTATTATATCCATAATTCAATAATGCTTGGAATCTTTCTTCAACAAATACCGGAACTGTTGTTCTTGGTTTAGCAAAGTTTGAAGAACCAAATACTTTTGGTAAGTATTTAGAATCTGATTCACTAAATGATGTTTCGAAGAAGAATGTATTACCATCATAATCAGTCACATTAAGACCAAACGTTGCAAATGGATTTTTATTAATATTTGAATAAGTTGATGCAGTACAATTAATAGATACATCAGTCGCTCCTGTAACTTCATAAACCGGTCCATCACTACCCGTACCATAAGTTGCAATACCTCTTGAACGAAGAGTTGCTATAACCATATCATCAAAATCAGTATACGAAACACCTGAATATGTGTAAATTTTACCACTTACCGTACCACTATAACAAGTTGTTATTATTCCGGTATTATTTGAACCTGTGTTACCTGATGTTGCAGGATTACAAGGATTATATATAGAAACATTTACTGTCCAATTTTTTGTTGTTCCACTATCTTGAGACACTAAAACATATTGTTTAGTTCCCGCTGAGAAATTTTGGGTTGTTCCTGAACTTTGTTGTGTAACACCACTAACTTTAACATTTGTAGTACAAGAACTGAACATAACAGTTAATGCTGTTAATCCTGATGTTGGTGTTCCTTGTGGTAATACAACACTAATTGTATTGTTATTATAATTTATACTACCAACAGTATTTGAAACTGTTGCAGAACTCATAGAAAATGAATAGAATGTTGCACAATTTGATAATGACGTAGTGGCGGTTAAAGCACTAACAACATTATAGAATGAGAAACCACTATATGAACCACTATTATTATCAAATAAAGAATAATACCAAGGGTCGTTATTTGCGTCAGTATAATCTGCGTTAGTTGAACTTACACTATCAATACCATAGACATTATTTTCAGATGTATAAGCGCTTAAAGAGTTATAGTCAGAACCTGAAATAGTTCCATAGTAGTTAATCGATGTTGCTGAACTACTTGGTGTTGTTATAATGTCAAATAACTGTGATTGAATATTATCTAAAAGTCTTGATGTACTACCATTAAATGTTTCGTAAGTATCATTTATTTTATTTGAGATTAATGTTGGAACATTAAATACTTGAACCGTACCAATCCCACTATTACATCCAGTAAAGGTGAATGTGAATGGAGTGATAGTATATCCTGTACATATGTTAGTACAAGTATTAATATCATATGTAAAACCTGAACATTGGAAACCTACTGTTGATTTATCTACGTTCGCGATTGTTCTAAAAGACCAAGATGGTCCCGCGTCATATCCTGACAATCCCAAAATTCTAGTTACAAACAACTGATTAGATTGTTGTAAATAAGCTTTTGCGATATACGAAGCTTCATACTTCGGTATTTGTGTATTAATAAATTTTTCAGGTGTTGTCCCTCCAAAGAAGTTAGTAAATTCATCAAAATTTCGTATAAAAATAGGTTCGAAAGCTGGACCTTTAAGAGTCTCACCAACAATACCTAATGTGGTTACACCCACACTCTGTGCTACGAAACTTAAATCAACTTCGGAAGTATATACCCCAGGTGATACGAATACTTTGCTGTTTGTTGCCATTAGTTTGTCTTGTTTATAATTTTATTTATATATAAATATTAAAAAAAAATCAAAATACTTTACTTCGTAGCAACTATTTATATTTTAGGGAGATTATTTTCTACCTTTTTTCTACTTATGGATGAAGACATCAAAAAGATTAAAAATTTAAAGATATCGGTGGAGACACACGAGATTCTTAAAACCTACTGTGAAAAGAGAGGTATTAAAATGTACCGGTTCTTAGAAAGACTTATTGTTGAAAAGTGTAAAGAAAAAAAAGATATCTACGGAGAAGATTAAAGTATCTTATCTATGAATTGAATACTTGATTCTAATTGGTTGTCAGTTTTAACTACATCAATTCTTAAAATATCACCTGAATTAATTTGTATTAACTCTAAATCACTACCATAATAATCATCGTTGATATAGACATCAAACGAATCTATATTTGTTGTATCACCAATTTTAATATCAACAATATAACTAAATAATTGTGTTAAAGTAGTGGTGCCAACAATAAATAATGCTTGACTTCCAACACCCTCCTCGTCTTTTTTTCTCTTACCACGTCTTGTTGTGGTCTTATCAAATTCAACAACTTGTAAAACTCTTGTTATTGCTGGTGATACTTCAAATTCATCTTCGTCAATTAAAAATCCTAACATTGTGAATTCATAACTTTGAATATAGTATTTTCTTTTCTCAACATCCATAACGGACTCATCGGTAATATTACCCATAACAATTGGAATATAATGACCTTTAATCACGGCATAAGCTTGTTTTGATGCAAATTTTTCAAGAATAGTTTGATTGAGTTTATTTAACTCTCTCATTCTATTACAAATAATTTTAACAGAATAAGTAATATCCACCGGAACCGGTTGAGGTATTGTATAAACATCCATACCATTTCGTTGTCCATCCCAAGTTGGAACTTGAGCATAAAAATATTGTCTTCTATTTGGTATGTTATATAACAACGAAGGGTTTGTACCAAATTTAACTTCGGGTAGTCTAATTGTTGTTATAAATGGTGGTTCGGCGTTTTTATCTATATTTTGAAAGTTCCAAGTTTCGGTAAATTGAGCCCA